TTATCATTATAATAGGCCATATTACTACTATATTACCACTCATGCTCTAGGACCTGTATCAGGACTTAATCCTCCAGTACGTGTTTTGCCATCATAAGGATCTGCAAGATACCCGGCAGCAGCTCATAGTTCTGCAAATCTTATTAGTTGTTCTTCTGTGTATTCTAGTTTTCCTCCTGGGTCAAACACTGTGTCCCACTCGTTCATTTCGTCTGAGTGTAGGAATTTTTTTGCTTCTCCTGCCATAATTTTAATTATTTTTTGTTTGTTATTTTAGATCCTCAGATGTTAATTCATACTTATCTACTAACCTTTTATAAATAACTTTAAGTTTATTCTTAGATATAGTAGGACTACTAAATATTGCTGTAGTTTCAGGACCATCTTTAATTTGTGCCTTTTCCATAGATCTTTTTAAATTTTTACAGATCTCTATTGCTTTATTCTTTCCCATGTTATTCGATTCTAGACCAATTTGCTACTCCCCCTCCCAATCTATCTTCAGGTCTCTGATCTTCTATTGGTTCCTCATCTCCTAATAATTGTTTTATATAGGTATTTGCTTCTTCAATTTTAGTCAATCTATCTTGAAAGCTTTCTATAGTCTTTTCTAAGGTTTTTGATACACCTAAACTAGAATCTCCAGGCTCTCCTTTTAAACCTTGTTCACCTTGTGGTCCTGCATCTCCTTCTCTACCTGGCATACCATCTTCGCCTGGAAGACCTTGTGGTCCTTGTTGACCAGTCTGTCCTTCAGGTCCTTCCTTGCCATCAACGCCATCTGTGCCTCCTTCACCATCTGCACCATGTAGTCCATGCTCACCATTTTTACCGTCTTTACCATCTTTACCATTTTCACCTTTTAAAGAAGTGTTTTTTACATTAGATACAATATTATTCTCTATTTGAGATGCTATATACATACCTGCTACAACCCCTACTACTAGGCTGACTATTATTACTACTATTTCCATGATTTTTTAATTTTTAGTTTAAGTTCTTTCGTTAATTGTAAATGTGCTCATATCTGCTTCAAAGGGAAGCATACCTAATAAACCGTCTCGATTCTTTTCTATATGTACAGCTAATAATCCTACTGGATCATGACTACAATATAATTCTGTAATACCATATAGATCATAAGGACGTTGCAACATCATAACAACATGTGCATCCTGACCAATACTATCACCACCAAACAAATCTGTTAGTAATGGTTGATACTGAGCTTTAGCACGGTGTTCTTGTTCTATGTTACGATTTAGTTGTGATAAGAGTATATTAATAACTCCCATTTTAGCTTGCATCCACATACATCCTTTAGATAATCTATCTAATTTCTGTAACTCATTGTCTGCACGGCCTGCTACTAACCTACTATGATCAAATATATTTATAATCATTCGATCCGGTAAAGCTGTAGTCATCTCAACATTAGTATCCTTAATATAATCTATAGTTCTTGGTATATTATTAAACAAGATAGGATATTTCTTATATACTGAGACTTTCTCTTTATATAATGTATACTCTTCTTCTGATAATTTACTTTCTACAGATAGTAAATCTAACACCTGTTTCTTAACATCTTTAGATCCAGCTCTTAAAATTTGTTGGTGTCCAGGCATTTCAAATGACCAGTATAATACTATAATCTTTTTATCTGGATTGTTATCCAATAGATCAAATATTAACTGATTACTAAATGCTGATTTACCTACTCCAGGCCTACCTGCTATTACATACATCTTACCAGGTTGTAATCCTCCTAATAAGTTTTTATTAAGACGATTCCATTTAGTAGGGAGAACTTTTCTCTGCCCCAACATTCCTGTTCTAACTTCATTTATAGATGTATCTACTGATTTTTTTATGCTTGAAAATCCTCTTTCTTTAAAGAGTTCTCGTAATTCTTGGTCTTTGTCCTTTTTCTCCATTTTCTGTTTGATTTTGTTCGTTTAAGTCTTCGTATTTTTCCCATGTATGGTTATTAATCCACACTTCTAAGTTTTGTAAGTATCCTAGATTATTTCTATCTACAGTAAGCTGTTTATCTAAACATTTAATAATATGCCTATGCTTATGAGCTTTAGTGCCTACTATTGATTGGTATTTAGATTTAGCTTTTGCGTTAGATTTAGAATCTGGATCTATAGCATGTAAAACACGAACACCCCTACCAGGAGAATTCACTTTAAAAGGATATGTACCACACAACTCAGCAAACATTGCATCAAAATCAGATACAAAAAGATCGATGAACTCTTGTCTAATCACATGATTTCCAAGAGAATCACCGATCTTTATATAACCTTTGTGTTGCAATTCTGTTAAATTTGGTTTCAAGTTAAGGGTTGATAAGTAATTAAATCCTTTTCTATAAACAATGTATAAATATGTATAGTCATCTGCTGACATACCCGTTTCCTTAAGTATCTCAAAATCTAGTTCTATTTTCATATTATAAAGATATTTTTTATATTGTAATACATTGTAACTGCAAATATACACAATTTTTTTATTATAACCATTTTACACCCTTTAAATCGTACACTGCATTTTTAAGCCATTTCTCTTCTTGAGAATCTTTAATGTATAGTACATATATTTTACCTGTTTTACCTTCTTCCCATCTAATTAGCCTACCTACACGTTGTATCATAGATAATGACTTAGATGTTAGTCCACAAATTATACCTAAATTAGCATTAGGTATATCAAATCCTTGATTCAAAGCTTTAGTTGAGCATAATACATTCACTTCACCCTCTTTAAACCTTCTTAGAGCCTCTTTACGCTTCTTACCGCTGATCTTGCTATGATATACTTCAGCTAGAGGTGTAACGCTCTCAGCCAGTTTATCTGTAAATACATTTAGACCTCCAAAAGTTATAATTTTCTTATCTAAGTTAGAATATACTATTTCTTTAAACTTATCTATCTTATTATAAGCTGTATCTACAATAGTCTTACGTTCTCGTATAGTTTTATAAAACCCAGCAGCATGTGCTTTTAGTTCATAACTAACATTTGGACTCTTTAAAGCTGTCCTAGCAAAGTCAAACGCATTAGGTTCTAAAGCCATTTTATGGGATATAAACAAATTGTTTATTCTTTTATACTCTGTACGTTCCTTGTCTGTTAATTCTAAAGGCATACAATATATTTCATAAGGTGCAACTAAACCTCTAGCTACACATTCATCTAATGATATTTCATATACTGTAGGTGCTAATTTAAATAGATCTATCCTATATCTTGGCTCTTCAGGTGGAGTTGCAGTCATACATAGTAATTTATTATAAGTATTATTCTGAAAGAATCTTTTGTATTTATCACTTAATCCTAAATGTATCTCATCACATATGACTATATCATAGTGCTTACCTCTCAGTTTGTATGCAGATTGATAACACATCACTTCTACTCTGTCAAGGCAATCTGTGCACTCCCATTTGTCAAACTCTTCTTTAAATTGATCTTGTAATTGTATAGTAGGTACTAATACTAATGCATTTTCTCCTCCACACCTATTAAGTGCAAAGTCTACAGCCATTACTCCACATCTAGATTTACCAAATCCTGTACCTGCTATAATGCTTCCATTACAATCATTAGAAGCCCAGTTATTTAATGCTAATCTCTGCTCTTTATCTTTAATTTTATGCATTTCCATTATAGGTAGTATTTATATTTGATTTTTAATTCTTTTTTATGTGTAAAGTATAGATCTAAAGCTCCTTTAACTGAAGGTACAGTGCATTGTAATCTACTTGCTAATTGCTTTCTAGTCAATTGCGGGTAACGTAAATGTCTGTATATAATATTTGCTCTTAATCTTGCAGCTCCAGGCCTAGTGTGTTTTTCTACAAACTTACTTACTGCATATTTAGTAGGCATTAAAGGGCGTTTAAAGGCTTTATCTCCTAAAGTAGCTCTTGAATCTTCTTCTACTTCTCCACTATATTTCCATAGTTGATCTGCAGTCTTAACAATAGGACCATTATCTTTTTGCCACTGCTGTTCTTCTTCCATTTGTATGGCTACGTGATGTCTTTCTTTCATATCTATTGTTTTAGTTGAGCTGATTACTATTTTTATTTGGTTCATTTGTCCAGTTTTTTAACGAATAAACTGGACACATTTTAAAATATATACCTTATAGTGTTCCAAGGAATTATACTATTGTGTAATTCTCTGAAGCTTTTTATATACTCTCTTTTTAGTTGATATTCATATCTAATATTTTCTCCTCCATACTCTGATATTTTAGTTTCTTGATTCTCTGGTGTCCATAAGGATTCTTCTGTCTCAGGATGATTATCTAAATTAGCTAAATGTTTCTTAAAGTTATGTGTTAAGAATATACACTCAGATAGTACTTGATCTTTGTATTCAACATGCTCGTTCATCAGTTCAAACAGTTTTTTATAATCGTCTAACCATCCATCATATACAATGATAGGACTGTAGTTGACATGTACATCATATCCTGCATCTATAAAAGAGTTAATAGAATGTATTCTATCAATGATCTGAGATGTATGAGGCTCATGTATGTCAGCCATTTTCTGAGGCATAAGACTAAATCTTATTCTTATCTTACCTGCTGGATTAAATGATAGAAGCTTATAATTAACATACTTAGTAGCAAAACTACCCATAGCAATGGGATGATCTTTAAAGAACTGAAATGTTCTCTTCCAATCATGATGCTTAGCATGTAGTGCAAAGTCTTCATTACAACTGATGTCATATGTAGTAAATTTATCATGTGTCTGATTAGGCTTATCTACAGGAGTAAAATATGCATGGTTGTTAACAGCAGTAAGTATATCACCTGTGTTAGTAGCAATACTTAAACCTTCAGGCTTATGCCGCTTCATGTAACAATAAGAACAATTATATAAACAACCATGTCCAAAACTTGGTGATATAAAATCTGTACTTCTACCTGATTCTCTAATCTTAAATGATTTTCTTACTACTTTTGTAAGCGCCATAATATTTATTATTTTAAATTATTAAAATACTCCAGGGTGAACAAGTGTATTAACCTAAATGGCAAAAGCGCCTTTATGTCCACCCCTTCGTAATGTTTATAAAAGAGAGGTAGAATTAACTACCCCTCTTTCAATCAGGAGGACATGTAGTTAAGATACAGTGTCAGAAAGTTGGAAATAACGCCAACTCAGATAAAGAGGTTATACCTATCTCCCTCTGTACACCTTAACTACATGTTTTTACTTCTCCCAACATTTACTTACTGTTACTTCAGCCTTTAACAAGCCGTTAGTTACTATTTCTAATGCAGCCTCTTCCATAAATCCTTTCATGTCAAGTTTCCATTGAGATATATAACCATCTTTACATATAGTATCTATTTGATCATGAACAGTCATTACTAGTTTAACAGGCACATTAAATGAATTTATATGAGTACGCATTAAGATTAAAGCTTTCTTAGTCATATCCGCACTAGCTCCTTGAATAGGTGTATTCTTACTAGCTCTCTCTATAGATGAGAACTCTTGAGAGTTTTCTCTTGAGTTAAACATCTTAGGGAACCAAGTAGTAAACCATCTTCTTCTATTGTAAGGAGGAAATGTTTTAATATACCCAAAGGTAGTTCCAAAAGTACCTAACCTGTCCAAAAATCCTTTAATCGCTGGAAAACTCTCAAAATATGTATTGATAAGTTTTTTAGCGTCATCAGAGCTAATACCAAGGGTATCAGAAAGCTTATTAGCACCCATCCCGTAAGCCAGACCAAAATTAATTGTTTTAACATGTGTTCTAAGTTTTTTATGTTCTTTACAGTTACATTTAGATTTGTTCTTCATATACTCACAACCAGGTTCAGCCTGATCTGCCCACTTCGAACCATAAACTAGATCAGCACATACACTATGTAAATCTTCACCTTTATTTAAAGCTTCAATCCAAACAGGATCTTTACTTCCAAAGGCAATTACATTTAACTCTTGTGAACTATAATCAGCACTTACATAACTCCAACCTTCCGGAGCAGTAAAACAATTACGAAATGAATTATCTGCTGGTATCTGTTGCATATTAGGACGTGAACTACTAACTCTCCCAGTATCTAATATCTGATTAAAACTAGTGTGAACCTTACCATCATCTTTTAGATTCTGCATAAATTTTTCACCATAAGATGTATATATTTTCATCTGTTCTTTATACTTTATATAAGTAGTTATTATGTCAAATCTATCAGCATACTTAAGTATATCTTTACCATTTACATTATCAAGCTTAGGTATTAACTGTTTAAACACATCAAGTACTTGTTTAGGTGATGTCCACTTAACATCTATCTTTCTTAATGTATCTACATCAGCAAATAAATCTCCTTGTATATGTTTAGGTACAAATTTAGATAATTTATTGTTACTTAGTATATGACCATCAAGATTTCCTTTGCATTCATCTGCTACATTTAAAGCATCATTTGCTAATCCTAACCATCTTTCTATATCTAAATCAAGTCCATTATATTCTATATCAGCAAATGCAAGCACTGCACTATTCTCTAAATCTACAGTTTTACTTAACTTGTATAAATTTATGTACCCCTCTTGCTTATTCTTTAAAGCAATTAAATACTCAACATCTTTAGCTGCATATATTAATTGTGGATCTGTAAAGTCTCCTTTATGTCCAACAAAACTAGACTGTTGAGTCTTATCCATTTGCACACCAAGGTTTCTTTCTAATGTATTTAATAATGATACAGACTTCCCTGTACCACAAGTTAATACTTTTTCTGTTAACATAGTATCATACACATTTTCACATTGTATATCAAAACTAGCTCGTATAAAGTTTACATCAAACTTAGCATTATGAAATACTTTAACTGTTGTTGTATTTTCTAATATACTTTTAAGTTCTTGTATATCATGACCTCTAGTTTCAATTAGAAATTGCTTATCTTCATCTCCTATTTGAAATAGAATAACTCTATCTATTGTGTAATCAAGACCTGTAGTCTCAGTATCAATAGCTAATACTTCCTTTCCTTTACAGTAAGAAACAACTTCATCCATTGTTACATGCATGAAATTGTCTCTTTGTAAAGAATCATTAACTAAATGTATCATAGTCTCACGTTATTTGTATATCCAGGAACTACTCTTGATTCAACTCCTCCTTGTTCGCCACATCTGTAAGACATTTGTTGTTTAAATCCAAATTGCATCTCATATGGAGATACATGTGTTATTATTTTAGGTAACTTTATAGTATATTTAGTGTCAGATAATGTACTGACTCCTACTTTAAATAGTATTTTTTGTCTCATGGCTAATTATATTTTTAGTTAATAAAAAGGGGAGAAGGTCTATGAGTCCTCTCCCCTAATTTTAAATAATTTAGATCTTTATGATTCTAATGAACTTAAAGCTCCTAAACTATACTCTTCTTCAACAACGTCTGCTTCTTTAATCGAAGTAATTGCAGTTGTATCCGCTTTCATCCATACATGTTGATCAGTTGTAGATCCATTGTGCATAATAGTTTCAGTGTTACTGAATATATGCTCACCTTCGAAAGTAATGAAATCTCCTTCTTTACCTTTACGTTTTGCGGCTTTTTCAATGTTCTTTAACTGCCAATCAGTAGCTTCTGTAGTTTCAGTTACTACAACTCTAAATCTAGTCCCAGCGTGCTCAGGATTTAAGATATTAAGTTCCATAATTTCTCCTTTTTCTGTCATTACCCATTCGCCATCATCTCCAAAGTTCATATCAAATATACTTGAACATACTACAGGTGATGCTGTAGTAAAACTTCTTCTTGCTCTTGAGCTAAATCTAGCATCATCTGAATTTAATACACCTAATGCTGATAATGGTCTAGACTTTTCTTGTATTATCTCAGCAAATTGTAATTGGATCTTGTCTCCTTTTACTTTCTTAGCTTGAAATAATAATGTTTCTCCTTTTTTAAGTGACTCTAAAGTACCACTATTTAATTGATTCTTCTCCATGTTATTTATGTTTTATGGATTATATGATGATTTTGAAAAGGTATATCATCAACCTTGTTTATGTTAAAAGAATAGTCCATCTTACGAGTTCTTATGGATTACGGTCATTTACCGGATTACTGAACTATTCTTTGTTTTAATATTCGTTGATTAATAGTACGTTCCTATTATTAATCTTAGACTTTAGTTTAGTATTTAATATTATCAATACTAATTTTGCCATCTTAAAAATGCTAGATGTCTTATCATGTTTAGCACTTTCATGCTCTACACATATGATTAATCTTGTTAATCGTGCACAACTCATTCTATTAGAATTGAACACTTTACCTCTTAATGTAATCTTCATCTATTTATGTTTAGTTAATGACTCTATGATCTCTGATTTAGTGTCATTGATAGATGTTAATGTCTTTAGTTTCTCTTCTAGATCTACAGCCATTGATCTTAAAGAATCTATTTGTTGTGTTAACTTAGTTATTTCTAAGTTCTTTTTTAGAATGGTTGTGTCCATTTCGATGTTCTTTTCCATGTTAATTGATTTAGTTAATGATTTAATTGATGTTTATTTGTGTCCACTCTGCATTTCTCAACTGGGCTTGTGACCAGTATTGCTGCATTAAACACAAGTAAGGGAATTATCAGTTCCAGAGGTACAACCATTGGTTTTTACACCATTTATCTCGACATCTACTATACATCTCCCGATATACTCTTATAATTACTAGTCCACTCGGATGTTATAATTACATTTAATAGCTCACTATAAGCTACAGCATACTATCATCAGTCAAAGGCGTGACCTCATAGATAGTTTAATGTCATACTAACAATAGATTAATTT